TATTAACTGGGTAATGGAACCACTAGGTATAAATACTACCGATAAATATTTAAACAAAAATTTTTGGCTGGATGTGAGCGACCGCTTAATGTATGAAGGAAAAGCCCCAGAGCTTTCTGACACCAAGCGAGCCCGTATGCCAGCATTCTTTGAACATGCCAACACAAATCTCCCTAAATACGCTTAAGCTCCACAACGAAAGAGTTGATGAGCTATTCAAAAAAGTAGAAGACAATTTCAAATGGCAGCCTGTCCACCCCAAGGAATCTATTGAATCAATCATGTACCGTGCTGGCCAAGCTAGCGTGGTACAATATATTAAAACTATAATAGAGGAAGAAAACTAATGTGTATAGGCGGAAAGATGCCTCCAACACCAAAACCACAGCCCCCAGCTCCTACAATGAAGGCGGCTGCACCTCCGTCTCAGTATGTAAGACCTGAAGATATTAAAGGTGAAGATGTTGGTGAAGATGAAAAGCTGACTACTAAGAAAAAGAAAGCTTTAGAAATAGCAGCAGCTAAAGAAGGTACAAAACAATTCTCAGCAATTGACCCTTCAGCTGGAACTAATACTCCAACCACACCGTCAGGTGGAACTAATATATAGGAGAATATTATGTGTTTAGGAGGTTCAAAATCACCAGCACCTGTTAAGAAAACTCCTATATTACCTGGCCCTGCATCTACAGATGATAAAGTAAACAGCGTGGTTGTAAAGAACCAGACTGATAGATCTAAACAGAAGGATGCTAGAGGTCAGACTAGAGACTATGGTGGACGAGATAAGTACCGTCACTTTGATGAGGACGCAGCTCGTAATCCAACAAAACAATCGGAGAAATATTAACAATGTGTTTAGGAGATGTTTTTAATAGAAACAAAAGTTCAGCACCAGCACCAACAGCTACAGTTGGAGACGAACCTACTATCATAGATCAAAGTGTTCGTAGTGGTGGTGGAAAAAATAGTATGAAAAAAGGTAGTTACAACCAATCAAGAGCAGGGAAAGCTGCTGCTGCTAAAAAATCTTCTACAAAGAAGACAAGCAATAAGCCTGGCAAATCCCGTTCTGCTAGAAACAGATAAAAATTATGAAAGCACGTGACAGATACACACAACTGACCAGAGGTAGATCACAGTTCCTTGATACCGCAGTTGAGTGTTCAAGACTAACGTTGCCTTATCTAATACAAGAAGACTTAAGTTCACGACCAAGTCACCAGAAATTACATACCCCTTGGCAATCAGTAGGTGCCAAGTGTGCGGTAAACTTAGCAGCCAAACTTATGTTGGCCTTGTTACCACCGCAGACTAGCTTCTTCAAATTCCAAGTAAGAGATGATAAAATAGGTGAAGTATTTCCAGATGAAGTAAAAAGTGAACTAGACTTATCCTTTGCCAAGATGGAAAGGATGGTTATGGATTATATTAATGCCTCTAGTGATAGAGTTGTTGTCCACCAAGCTCTCAAACATTTAATTGTGTCTGGGAATGCATTGATATTCATGGGCAAAGAAGGTCTCAAAAATTTTCCCCTTAATCGTTACGTAGTTAATCGTGATGGTAACGGTAATATTTGTGAGATCGTAACAAAGGAACTAATCAGTCGGAAGATACTTGGTGAAGATCTGCCAGTACCTTTACCTAATTCCCCTGGGGATGACGGTTACAAGACAGGATCTGATGATCAAGACGTTGAGGTGTACACCTACGTTAAGCTCGATAATAATGGTAGATGGGTATGGCATCAGGAAGCATTCGATAATATCTTACCTGGTAGTCGCAGCACTGCACCTAAGAATACTTCTCCCTGGCTAGTATTGAGATTCAATACAGTGGACGGAGAAGATTACGGACGGGGCAGAGTTGAAGAATTCCTTGGGGACATTAGATCCCTAGAAGGATTATCTCAGGCACTCGTAGAAGGGTCAGCTGCAGCTAGTAAGGTAGTGTTCTTGGTATCACCATCCTCTACAACAAAACCAAAAACTATAGCAGACGCTGGTAACGGTGCCATCGTTCAGGGTAGACCTGATGATGTCGGTGTTATACAGGTCGGGAAGACAGCTGACTTTAGAACAGCAGCTGAACAAATGCAGAATCTAGAACGTAGGATAAGCGATGCTTTCCTAGTGTTACAGGTTAGGCAGAGTGAGAGAACTACTGCTGAAGAGGTACGCCTCACGCAGATGGAATTGGAACAACAGTTAGGTGGACTATTCAGTTTACTTACAGTTGAATTCTTAATCCCCTATCTTGATAGGACATTACACATACTCCAACGCAATAAGGTTATCCCTAAGATACCTAAAGAAGCGGTACGCCCTCAGATTGTTGCTGGAGTTAATGCCCTTGGTAGAGGACAGGATCAACAGAGTCTTGTTCAATTCGCTACAACTCTCGCTAATACAATGGGACCAGAAATCATGGCTAAGTTCCTTGACCCAGGTGAGTATGTTAAACGACTCGCAGCTGCTCAAGGTATAGATGCACTGAATCTAATCAAGACACCTGAAACAATGGAAGCTGATAAGCAGCAGATGATGCAAGAAATGCAGCAACAAGAACTGCTGAAACAAGCAGGTCAGTTAGCAGGTACACCATTGATGGACCCAAGTAAGAACCCAGCTATGGGAGAAGGTATGAAAGACACTTATGATCTATTAAAAAATGCAAACCAAAGCCAGCCGCCCGCAGAAGGCGCGGAAGAAGCCCCTGCCTAAAGTCAGTAGACCTGAACCATTGGTTTCAGAGAATGATATAGCTAAACCAACTGCAATAGCTGCTAGAGCTATGATAGGGAAAGACCCTGCACTAGTAGAAACAGTTGGTCTAGGTAACTTAAAAGTAACAACAGCTAAAGGATTGAAGAATGACGGAGACACTTAACTATGACCCCACCCCAGCTGATCAGCCTGAGTTTTCAGATGATGAGCGTGACTCATTGGAAGTGGCTGAGAAACTGGGACAACAAGAATCAGAATTATATGCTGGTAAGTATGAGAATGCTGAACAATTAGAAGAAGCATATCTTGAACTACAAAGGAAGCTAGGTTCTGATGATGATGAAGATGTTGAAGTAGATACTGAAGAGGTTGAGTATGATGAAGAAGTAGCAGCTGGTGTTTCAGTATTACAAGAAGCTTCTGATGAATATTATGCTAATGAAGGCCAGCTCTCAACAGAGACTATGGAAAGATTTAGTGAGATGAGCAGCAAAGATCTTGTCAATGCTTACATGGCTATCTATGAGAACCAACCTGATGTTGTTGGTCAAGCTCAAAACAATGCTGACTTAACTGATGCTGAGATGAACACAGTTTATAACTCAGTAGGTGGAGAGGCAGAGTATAATAAACTGACAACTTGGGCGGGTGAGAATTTAGATAGCAAAGCACTATCTGCTTTTAATTCAATCGTTGACGGAGCAAACCCTACAGCTATACAAATAGCAGTAGCAGGTTTAAGATCTGAATACGAATCCAAAGAAGGATACGAGGGAAGAATGCTAACAGGTAAAGCAGCACGTGCATCCAATGGGTTCCGTAGCCAAGCTGAAGTTGTACAAGCCATGTCTGATCCTCGCTATGATTCTGACCCTGCTTATCGTCAGGATGTATACGATAAACTAGAACGATCAAACGTTAATTTCTAATTATGTCAAAAGCTTATGATCCATCGGCACGTGCAAATGCCATGGTGGTAAAATACAAAGTCAATGCAACTGGTGACCGTTGGTTTATACCTTATAATACAGAAGGCTCAGGTGTACAAGGTACAACTAAAGCCAATCAAGTATCGCAGTGCAGTAAGGTAGTAGGTAATACTGCTGATGCTTCTGTTGCTGGAGCGGAGTCAACCTAATGCCTAAAGAACAATTAAAAATACAGAAAGCAGCTCACAAAGCAGCTCAAGGAAAAAGGCGGAAAAAGAAAGCGGAGGAAGCTTGGATCAGAGCTAATAAAGAACAAGATAAAAAGAATAAGAAAAAAGGTAAACCAGTACCTGGTGGTGGTGGGCCAAAAGGAACCTATACACCATATAGAGATTAGTACTATGTGTTTAGGAAGTGGCAGAAGCAGTAAACCTGCTTTAGCACAAAGAACATTACCTGCTGAAGGTACAAGACCTGCTGATGAAAGTACTACGAAAAACCCAGTCGAACCATTAATGGAGCGACTTGGCCAAGGTATTGATCAACGGGCTAAGACTAAAAATTACGATGATATAGATAACGCATCACCCACAACAGACACTACTACCAGTATGACAGATATTGGAATCAATTATTAACACCACGTCCGTTCATCCCTAATGGGACGCATGAA